TGTTCCATTGTTTTATTATACCATATCTATTAGGGATGGGCAGTTTTAAATCGTACCCAGGATTATCCGACTTACTTAATAGTAATAGTCTTAGGTTTCTTTTCCTCTGGGACATTAATCACGAGGTCAATTGTCAGAATACCGTGGTTTAGTTCCGCCTTAGCGACTTCTGCGTATTCTGGCAGGGTAAAGGAACGAGTGAACTTGCGACCAGCAATACCCTTATAGACATAACGAATGTCTTCTGGTAGTTCCTTGTCTTCTTTTGTTTCACCACTTACTGTTAGAACATTTTTGTCTGTAGTAATGGTGATGTCATCCTTCTCAAAACCAGCAAGAGCAAATTCAAGATACCATTCGTTCTTCTCTTTTGAGTGGATTACATTGTAGGGCGGATAGGTAGCCCTATTTGGTTGTGCAAACATCTTATCAAATTCCTGACTAAGTGTTGCGAATAATGGGTCTGTGTAGATTACCATTTATATCATCTCCTTGTTAAGCGAGTTATTTTTGTACCCCCATTTGGCAGGTACATATTTATTATAGCAAAAAAGGACAGGCTTTGCAACCTGTCCCTTAATGCTTATTAAGATTACTTCTTTGCAGTAGTCTTCTTCGCAACTGGCTTGGCTGGAGCCTTCTTAGGTGTAGCCTTAGCCAATGCTTCCTTAACTTCCTCAACCTTTGGTGTACGACCAAATGCTGGGTCATTAGGGTTAATGTAACGAATTGCTACAGGTAGTACAGCAGCCACTAGCGACCATAGAAGGTCAACTGGGTCAGTTACTCCTGCCAGATAAAGTGCTGAAGCAGCAGACAATACGCTTCGTGCGTATGATGCTACAAGTGCCTTTAGTTTTGCATCCATTTTATTTCTCCTTGTTAATGCCTAGTTATTAGGCGTTTGATTTTCTGATGGTAATACTTCTTTTAGTTTGTCGTATGCATCAGAGATTTTTGATAGTGCTTCGGTATGGGCTGTTTCTCCCAATACCTTGCCAAACGTATTTGACCATTCAAGTACTGGTACAACTGTCTTATCAAATTCAGACAGTGCGTCCTGCACTTCTTCGATATACTGAAAAGCCCAGTCACGAGAGTCAGATACAAACTTCAGAAATCCATCAGTCTGTTCTAGTTTGGCATTCTCTATATCTTGATAAAGTTCTCTAACTTTCTTTTCAAGCAAGCCTTTGTCTGCCAATGCCTGAAGATATAAATCAGATAATCCTTTGAACAGTACTCTAGTTCTAAAGTTGCGGTAGATTAAATAGATTACTAGTGTTACAAGAATACCAGCAACAATAGCGTCTAGCCACGGAATAAAACTATCCATTAGTCTTTAAGAGCCTCTCGTACAAGATAAACGACAGCACCATTATCTTCTAGTGCCTTTTTAACATCGTTAATATATTTTACAGCATCGTCCACTTGATTGTCAAGTAGATTCTCAATGTCTTCTGGGTCAATCATCATTGTTATAAAGTCTCCGCTATCAAAGATAGTGACTTTAAAGTTATCTGGTGCTTGAATAGCCTTAAATGCTTTTGACATTTCTTCAGTATACATTTTATTCCTTATCTATCGTTAGGTCAGACCAAGTGTTTCCCCAGTCTTGTTTGGTTTTATGTTTATTAAACTCTCTAGATATCTTTCCATTGTCTAGATAGATACCGCCCCATACTCCAGTTTGCTTAGTAGATACTGCAAAAGCAAAACATTGTCGCATCACTGGGCATGTTGAACAAAACTCGTCTACATCTTTTCTAAGTTCGACATCTTCTTCGTACTTGTCAAAGAATAGGTTTGTGTCCCATCCATCACACTTGGCAGAGTCTCTCCAATTTTTGTCATTTGGCATTCTTCTTCACCAATTTGGCTGGAATATTCCAACCACTTTCCGAAACGTCATAGCGATTGGCTGTGTGCCACTCGTGCCTGACAAATTTGGCATTGGGTTTCATCCAAGCCAATGGCGACTTACGCAGTTCTAGAACTGTCCAGCCATCCCATGATAGAGCCTCATTGTTTTCTACAATGGCTTCCATCTCTTCTAGTGACTTAATTAACATAATCACTCCTTGTATAGATTACCTTTTTGATTTGATTGTCTTCGATTACAGCCATACATCTTTCGCATGGCTTACTGTATCTATCTGTACCCTGGCTATTTACCCTAGCAACATACAATACAGCACCTTTAACTTTCCATCCTGCATCTCGGATAGCCTCAACTTCAGCATGAACTGAGCAATGAGTTTTAATGTGCTCTGGTGAAACAAAGTCAGGGTGGTTGCGGTCTTTATTAAAACCTGTTCCAACAACACGACCACCCTTGACTATTACTGCTCCGTGCCTGTGTCTAGACTCCGACTTGGTGGCTAGATACCTTGCAACAGACAGAAATGCTTTCTCTCTCTTACTAAGCATTAGTAACGATATACTCCAACTTCAATATCTTTAGACTCTGCTAGTTTAACTAAGTCTGAGTATTCTTCCTTCGGCTTGCTAAAGAACAAAAAATAATTAACAGAATTAATATTGTTACGAATCCAACTAGGTGGAACCTTTACAACCCTAGCACGAATACCACGAGCCTTCAAACTACGCTCAGAGATATTTGTAAACTCTATGGCAAACTGATTAATGTTAATAGGTCCAGCAGACATAATTGTAAATTCTGTATCGTCTTCTGGCAAGTCCCTAAGAGCATTACCAATACCCCTGAGAAAAACGGCATAGTCATTAAAAGACTTAGTGCCTTGAATTCCCACTATCATCTGTGAGTCCTTCCGTTAATTTATCTACGATGAAAGCCATCATATCTAATTCTACCTTATCCATAGCCATAATGTCAACCCTCATTTTGTTTTCTTCATCAATTTTTCCATCTGCAAAACGAGCCTTGTGTAGCCCATCCTTTTCAATCCAATAAGCATTCTCACCAACAAAAATAATACGAGTATGTTTTTTGTTAAAGTCTGCAGTTGCCTGGGTCTTTAATTTCTTTTTGATATGTGGCAGATAGTCTTTCACGAGTTCGTGCTGACGACTTTGATTAAACCTTGTTTTAATTGACTTAATGTTATTCTTTGGACTCTTGACAAGTCTAGCGACAACACTCATTGTTATAAGTGTTAGCAAAGAGCCTACAAAATATTCCATAAATCACCTGTTATCTAATTATACTAGATAGTCGCATCAAAAGCAAGCCAGTTCTGCTTTGCAATATCCCAAGTAAAATTATTACGCATATCACTTACCTGCTTAGTATAATCATAGCCATTTTCTTTTATCATCCTAATAGCCTTTGTAAGTTCTTCTGCATAGCGTTGTGGGGTTAATTCATTACTAGGAATCATAACTCCATGCCCCATAGATGTTTCTGGCAATGCTCCAAGGTCTGTATAAATGGCATAGCAACCAGCAGATAGGGCTTCCATTTGAGTCAGACAGGATGTTTCTGGGTATGTCGAAGGATAGGCATGTATGTGTGCCTCTTCAAAAAACTTATAAACCATTTTTCTTGGTGTCTTTCCCCAAAAGTTTACCCTTGGGTCATTGACCCCATCTTGATTATAATTGTGTGGTATGTCTGGATAAAAATCATTAAAGATATTTAATTCAAAGTCTTCTTCTATCAATGGCACGGCATCTAGCAATACTCTCATACCTCGTTCGGCTGTTGATGCGTGTATAAGTTTAACCTTTTTAACATTGTCAAACTTATTTTCTTTTGGTGTTAGCAATTCAATTGCATTTGGAATTACCACAATCTTCTCCAGTTCAATATCTATTTCTTTTGCAATGACCTGACGTTCATATTCTGAAACAGCAACTATATTTTTAGTGCTTTGTCTGACTGCTTTATTTGTTAGTATTCTACTAACCTGAGAAACAAATTGACTAATGTTATTATGAATCCAAAAAATATATTTTTCATTTGTCAGACCCATTGTTTGTACATCTGGTAGATGTCCAGGCAAAATAACACAAGCATAGTTGTTAATGTTTTTCATGTCTGGCAAAATTTTACTAATAAACCCTCTAGCCATTGTTTCAGTTCCGCCAAAGTGTTGTTCGCTATATTTAAAAATAGGATGACTAGTCATTAGTAATCATCACCTTTAGACTTATTTTCAATTAGGCGTTCACGTTCATCTATAGTTTCAAATGCAAAGGCAGATAGTTTTTCCTGATACTTATTGTAGTGATGGGCACAAAAGTCTAATGACCCTGTTACTCCTGTAACACGAACATATGCCTGAGCACCACACTTATCACAGCGGTCAAGTCCTGTAAGGACCCATTCTTTTTTCTCAATAATTTCAGTTGTCATTATTTATCCTTAGAGTAAAATCCACTACCATTAAAAGTTACTGCTCCAATTGAAAACACACGAATCAAATCTAGATTGCATGCTTCACATTTATATCCTGGGTCAGGCTCGTTGATTTCTCTTTTGACCTGAATAATAGTGTTACAGTTTGAACACTTATAATCATACATTGCCATAATAACTCCTAAAATAAAAGTGTGTGGCAACTAAAATAAATTAATTGCCAACACACAAATTTTTACTTACCGTCTAGTTTTGCAAATAGGTCAGCAAGTTTGCTGATGTCTGCAGATACTAGGTCCTGAACTGTTCCATATGTGACGTGGAGATGTGCCCCAGTACTTGCGGAACCGCTAGGCGTGGTAGCACCACCACCAACTTCACCAACAATGGTAACTCCTGCTTCAACCTTGTCACCCTTCTTAAGTGGTGATGGCTTTGCTAGGTGTGCATATAGAATGAAGTGCTTGTCATAGGTTGACTGAATGACGATGTTTCCTAGAACATCTGTCCACTTTGTAACCATAACTGTTCCACCTGTGATAGCCTTGATTGGGCTGTGTGCTGCAACTGACCAGTCAACGCCACGGTGTGGGTGTTTGCGGTAACTAGCCATGTTCTTGAATCCATCCCCACGCTTTGCTTTAGGGAAAGGCTCTTTGTAAATTGCTTCTGGCATATTAATACTTCCTTTCAAGATGTATTCTATGATTAATTCATAGTAGTTATATTATAGCATCTATCAGAGCCACCTGTCAGAATCGAACTGACGACATCCATATTACAAGTATGGCACTCTACCGACTGAGTTAAGGTGGCATTCGCCATTCGTGAGTAATTGATTCCTATCGGTCAATCTAACTCCAATGGCTCTATAATCTAGATAGTGTCTGCACGGACTGTTGACCTGAACATCTCACCGACTCAGTTTCTATTCAACACTACCAAGGTTGGTTTCAATTATAGATATATCCACATAAGTTATTCAGACTTATGCTTCAAGCGATTCCGATGGGACTTGAACCCACGACCTCTACCGTGACAGGGTAGCGTTCTGACCAACTGAACTACGAAATCATTTGTGATGCACAGTTGACTAGACTGCCATCACCGCCTCTCTGCCGAACTACCTCGGAGGAACGAGCACCATTGCGAGCCATTCGTGACTACTAACGGTTTTGGTATACCGATTCTACTTTCAGGTAGACCACCTACACCACCCTCTTATAGTCGGTGGTCCACTGTCTGGGAAGTCACTCCCATTGCTGGTCCAGAAGGACTCGAACCTTCAACATTTCGGTTAACAGCCGAACACTCTGCCAGTTGAGTTATGGACCAATCTATTAAATTATATTAGGAATTTAGCGACTGGTGTACATGGGTCTCCGCCATCTTCCCACTCTTGCTCTTCTTCTTCTGTCATGTATGGGTCACCATCATGGGTATAGCAGAATGGCTCTGTAATCCAGCCTTGCTTAATACCGTGGTCCAGCCATTCCCACACTGTAGCCTTCTCTAGGCTAATCTTTTTCTTGAACATAATAAAACCCTCTCTAGGTATGTATCTATTATACAGCACTAGAGAGGGCTTGTCAAATTATTTTTTAGTTGGTTTAGATGTTTCTTCATCTTGTGCTACATCTTTAAGAGCAACAGTCTGACGGAAAGCAGCATCAATCTCATTACGAGATAGTTTGCCATCTTCAAGGAATGCCAGGGCTAGGAGTTCTACGACCTTGGCTACCGCCAAGATACCACCCATAACGGCACTAAACCAAATTGGAATATCAACTCCGCTGATACCGCTTGCAACACTTCCTGCACCTACCACACCAAGTGCGGATGCAACAAAGGTAGCAACGATACGCATAAATACGTTACCAAATAGTTTCATTAGTCTTCCTCCTTGTCTTCTGAATTTCTTAATGGGTATGTCAAAACCCACAACCCGATGCTACCAAGAATGCAATATCCTACTACAGTCTTGGCAGAACCTTCAAGAACAATCCAGGCAACAAACATACCTAGAAGTGTCCAAAGTTGGTCAAGCATGTCTTTTAAAAAGTTTTTCATTATGGTCTCCTTCTTCCTCCAGAACTACCAGAACCTCTAGATGCGGATGCTGCAGCCATAGTCGAAGCGGTGGTTGCAATTTGAGTAACAATAATTGCTGAAATTACAACCTTCTTCGCCTTTTCACGGACAGCAGGTGGCATGTCTGCACCAATATTTGCTAGTGCATTAAATGCGTCTGCCAGTCCCTTGAATGCTTGTCCGAATACAGTTGCAGGGGTATCCTCTGTTTCGGTATTTATTTTTTTGGCACTGGAACGAAAGTAGATTTAGGCTGCGTCTTTGTTACTGGTGTAGACTTGGTAACTACTTTCTTCACCGCCTTAGTGGGTGGCGTTGGTTTTGGTATGTTTGCTAAATCAATTTTTGCTTGTGCTAGTTGTGATTCAAGTGAATCAACAAGTTGTATTTGATTATTGATAGCATTAAATGTTTGTGCATATTTTGCTTTTAATACAGTTAGTGCAGCATCTTTGACTGCAAAATCATCGCTTGTATTTTGCCATGTAGTTTCATATTCACCTAAAGTAATTGAAGCATCATTTACAGATTGTCTTAAATTAGATAATGTTAATTGTTTATTTTCATATACTAGCACTGAGTCTTCATATACTGTAATTGCATCATTGTATGTTGTTAAAGCCTGTTCTTCATTTGCTACCGCTGCCACATATGCAGCAATTTTCTGGTCAAGGATAACTTTTAGTGCAGGGTCTTTTTGTGTTGCGACTAAGGCAGTTTGTGTAAAGAATGATGAAGGGGCAACGCTCCATTGATTAGAACCAAGTGGCTGATACATTACAGATGCACAAGCACCACCAGTCCATTCATAGAACCATGCGTCTATTGGGTAAGATGTATTTGCTTTAAATGAGAATAATCCAACACTGTTTGCTCCACAACCTTTTAATGACCAGTCATTGATAAGTGTTTGACCATTAATATTCATATAAAAACCATCGTCTGCATTTGCATAAAAATAAACTTTTTTGTCTGTAGGGTAAGTAATATATCCGTGATAGTGAATCATAATGTATTCGCCTCCACAACCCATAATGTCTCCACCACCCCAGTTAGTGTCAATGTTGCTAACTGTTGTAGTTTTACATTTTGTGTATGTGTTGTCGGAACGACTAGGGGGGTTTCCGAATCGGTTAATACCAGTATAAACGTCTGCAACCAAACCTGGAGTGCCTTGTCCTACACCTGGAATAAGTTTTGTATCATAATTATTTTGTGCCACATTCATGGCAGTCTGTGCATTGTCTGTTTCTGTTTGTGCATTTTGATAATCTATATAGGTTGAGTCTACATTATCAGCAGCAAGGTTTACAGCATCTACCGCTGCATTTACAGCATCTTCAGCATCATTTAATCTAACAATAAGGCTGTCATATGATGGCTTGAAACTATCATACTGTGATTTAGCAGCATCTAGGGCTTGCTGTGCTTCAAACTGAGCAGTCTGGGCATCATTGATTAACTTTGCCTGTCCATCGCTGGAATTCTGCCAATCTGATAGTGTCTGTTGTGCTGAAGTTAATTGATTTTGTAAGTCATCAATCTTGGCTTGAGCAGCAGCGACCTTTGCATTGTAGGTCGAAGTTGAGTCAGCAAAAGCGACTGTAGGGAAAATTAGTAGGCTACTGAGTGTCATCAGTAACGCTACCACTCTTTTTGTTGGGGTTTTCATAGTGGGGTCTCCTTGTCAGGAAAGTCTGACATGGCAATTATACCACATTATTCATAAGACAGATTTTGATTCTGGTTATTTATAGCCATTCTAGTTTGGCTTTCATAGCGATTTACACTCAGTTTCTTTTGACTTTTTAACAAATTCCTTGGTCGTCTCAATCTCAAATGCTGACTTTCTCGCAAATGAAACGGCTTCTGGTCTTTATTAGTCATAGAACCTCATGGCTCTATTATAGCATCAGATTATATTAATATTAAACTGTTTGAAATAAGACTCTAGGTCTTTTTGTTCTGGCTTATTACGTTCAATAATGTTACGCTTATCAAACTCATGCATTTCTTCAGTCTTCTTCCTATCACGGAAGGTGTGAATCTCAACCATCTGGTTTAGGTCTCTTGGGGTGTGTGAAATAGCACCAAAAATAGCACCACAAACAGCGTCTGCAAGGTCCTTAGAGGACTTTCTAGGGTGGTCTACCCTATTCCCCTTCATAATTTTTAACTCTGTCAGTTCCTCAAATAGCAGGTCTATGGCTGGCATAGCAAGACGTTCTTCGTAAACGAGCATAGCCATATCCTCATAGTGCTTCTTGGCAACAGAAACAGTCTCAGTTTTAATGCCAACAGCCTTAAGTTCGTTTTGGATATCGAATGATTGCCAGCGGTCAAATGAAACCATGCCAATATCAAAACCAATCCTACGAAGGTTTTGAATCCACTGTTTAACTTCTGAAAGGTTAACAGGACCTTCAATCTTTGGCTCCCAATATACTACTGCATCTACCACTACGATAGGCATTACTTGTGCATAATCTTTAACTACCTGGACATTTACCCACTTCTCAACGTGAGCAATGGCAACAGCACACTTGTCATGCTTTTGTGCAAGGTCAGCATGGACAAAGTATTTCTTATCTGGGTCTGGCTTGAATGAATCCATAAAACGTTTGTTAGAGTCAATTGGATTTACCAATGACATTGTGGCTCTTACCTTATCCTGTTGCTTGAAAAACGCATCTGAAGCATAGGTAGGGACACAGGCAAAACGTTGCATAGCATCGCCAAGGTCTGTATAAAAGGCTAGTTTAAAATCATCAATCTTGCGAGTAGGATTGACCACCCATGTAGGTCGTTTGATAGCAAACATTCCTGGAAATTTATAAGACAGGATTGTATCTTCATCCCACTCAATCTCTAGACTGTTACCTTCTGCATCTTCTGGTAGGTCAGGATTCATAATAAACTTATGACGCTTAGTTACAACTTCTTTTTCAGCAATCACTGAATCATATCTCTGCGAAATAAAGTCACCAGGATAGCGTGGGAACGATAGCAAGGCAACCTTGCCCAAGTCTGGGAAACGAGAATCTACAGAAGCACGGAAGGCTTTATAGATGTTATCTGCGGTCTTTCCCTGTTCATTACCTGTTCCAACTTCTTGTGCGAAACCAGAAATCTCGTCAAGCACTGCTAGGATAAGGTTAAGACCCTCGTGGCTTTCACGTTCTGAGTGACCAGAATAAACTGTAATAGCCTTATTAAACTCAATGCTGTCAACCTTAGCATAGAACTTGCCAGCAAACCAAGGCGACTTTTCAATCTTGGTCTTAAAGCCTTTGAAGAACACGTTCTTAGCCTGTTGTGCGTTAATAGCGATGTTGATAATATCAATAGCATCGCCAGAAGGCTTACCAAAATAACGAGCAGGGTCTTTAAGGCAAAGTAGTTTATAAACGATGTAGCAACAGGCTACTGTGGAAACAAAGTCCTTACCAGAACCCTTGCCAAGTTGTAGGATAACCTCATTCTTTGTATACTTAGTATAGTAGCGTCTGCCCTCTGTGTCACCAAGCAATTCGATAACTTCTTCAAGCCTATAGATTTGGCTCATTGCTTCAACGATGTCATATTGAATTTGTGATAGCGGTGGCTGACCTAGATAGTCTTCACCCTCAACAAATGTTCTAACGTCAACAGGATTTTCTTCAAATACGTTGCTCTTTAGAACTTCAATAAAATCATTGAACATTGACAATTGTAATTACCTCTTGCTCTTTTGATACTTGCGAGAGCCTACGCATAATTTCATCTCGTACCTGCGGATACTCACTTGCAATATCTCTAAGAATACCAACAAGAATATCTTGCTTGCGTTCAATCTCTAGCATTTCTTCTGCAAGTTCTTTGTTCTCAAGCAAGCCAGCCTTTTGTAGCATATCAATACGCTTGGACTCAAGGTCCATTACCAACTTGATACCTGCAGTTTTTGCTGTTAGGTTTGCTGTAGTAGTGGCATCATCAATAACTTCATATGCCTTCTGAATTAGTTTGCTATAGTGTGTGTCTGCACCAACGAGTGCTTCTTTAGCACGAGCACGAATAGCAGCGTTATCTGATGCCATTGCCCTCCACTGATTAATGTGGGCTACAACCTTTTGTCTAGACAGTTGCAACTCTTTAGAGATTTGGGTAGGCTCTTCACCTTGGAGATACTTCTCCACAACCTTATTCATCTCGTCAAGATGTTCAACCGTTAGGTCTTCAATCGACATTCTTTTTACGCTTTCCCCTACGAGTAGGAATTCTCTTTACTCTTTCAATTGCAAATGAGCAATACTGTCCTGACGCTGTTTTTTGCATTTCAAAGCAGTCAACCCAAGTTGCACCAGTTTCAGTATTTGTAACAACACTATCAAACTTAAACTTGCGTCCATGTTCGTCCTGGATTTTAATTATATCACCCTTGACGATTGTGAATGTTCCAACCTGTAGTTCATAGACACGAGCAAATTTGGTCTGTGCTACTTTAGTCTTTTTACGTTTAAGCATTAGTTAGGAAGCACCATCTTTTCATCTACCGAAAATACTAGTGCTACCTGTTCTCCAGGTTTTACATCTAAGTCAGCAATACCTACAGGAGCGTAGGTCCAATCTTTATCTGGTGTACGAATAAGTAATGCCCAGTATGCAAACTCTGATGGCATATCAGTACATTTCTCAACATAGCCCTTTTGCTTTTCAGATTTAACAGGATGAGTTGCATCTGGTAATCCATTAACACGACAAACAATTTGAAGCCCATATTTGTCTGTTCCATGAATAGCATAACCAGCAGCATTAAAAACTGTCATGGCATCAATGCTACCCTCAACCTTAACACATTGAGAAGTCTTCTCGCTCTTTAGTGATTGGAAGTCAACAATAACGTTGACGCAATCTGCCGATGTCGTAGTTGTTTGTGCTGTGCATCCAGAAATGGCTAGTGCCAATCCTACTGTTAGTGTTAGTGCTAACTTTTTCATCTCTTTGATTTCCTTAATCCAAATTTTGCTAGATATACATAGATTGTCTCTACGCTTGCACCGCATTCCTTAGCGATAGCCTCTGGTGTTTTCTTGTCCACCCAGTAGCGTTTTTTCAACCATGCTTCATTAGTATACAACTTGTTCGCCATAATGTCAATACCCGAATGCCTTGTCCCAGTTTGACAATGCCCAGTGTCCAATAGCACAGGCATCTGCAACATCATCATCTGTTAGTTGCTTATCATAATTAATATTGATATAGTTTATGGTTCGTTGTTTACGAATATTCCGTTCTTCATTTTTAAACCAAGATACGGATTTGCCTGGATTCTTTTTTTGAATCTCGTGCTTTTCTTCTTTAGTTAGTTTTTTATTACCAATAAAGTTTTGCCATGTCATTGGAGCAACAGAGCCAATCTTTTTTACTCCAGACATAGAAGCAGCCCCAAGAAGTGCTCCCTGTACCATAGCCAGTTGAGCAGCGGTCTTAGGACTATTCATAAATACTGTGTGTTCAATAATGATGGTATCAAAATCAAACTTATCAAAAAATGCTTTTGTTTTTCTAGCAGCATCAATTACTTTATCATAAGTTGTTATACCTTCAAACTTAATCTTGCCATAGGCAATAATCTGTCTATCCTCAAATACCGCAAAAGCAAGACTATTTGTACTAGCATCAATTGCACAGAATTGTTTTGGTTTTTTATTCAAGTTCAATTTTACCATTTGCAATCCCCTTAATTTCTTTTAGTATCTGACTTAATTCATCTGGATTTGATTCACAGGTATTACAGATAGTGAACTCATTATAAATTGATAGCGAAGTTCCACAAGATTTGCACAACCTAATTTTGCTACCACGCTTCTTAATGCGTTCTCTATTGTATTTTTCAGCAATCTTTTCTCTAGTTGCTTGCTCTCTACATTCGGGAGAGCAGTAGATTTGATAAGATAATTTGGTTTGAAACTGTGTGTCACACCAATTACAATGCTTGCTTTTCATCTAGTGGCTCCAAAGATTTAATTTTAATCTCTCCAGAACCAGCCAAGTCACAAGCCTCACGGATTGGACAAGTCTTACAAATCTTTGAATTAGAACGATAGTTCTTTTCAGGCAGGGTCTTGTCTTCCCAAGCCTTACGAACTGTTCGCATCCATTCAAATGCGTTCTCTACCCACTCGTACATATACTGATTTATTTCAATTGGAAAAATCAACAGTTCGTGATTGTTCTTGTTTTCATAAATTAGTACTGCCTTACTCTTGTTAAGAATCTTCATGTAGATAAGCAACTGGATAAGGTGTCCAGTCTTGGGCTTACCTGCAGTTTTACGATATTCAAAACCTTCGTTAGGCATTGTTTTAATTTCACCAAGAAGTTCCTTGTCTTCCCAGTTAAGCATAACGTCACCATATCCAAAGATTGGTGGGTCGTTATAAGTAATTTTAAATTCAGAGTCTGCTAGAAGTCCTGGCACATTGCCCATTGCTTCTTGGATACGTTCGTGAGACTTTGTACCAGCAGTCATATTAGCACCGCCATAAGCGTCTGCATTATCTGTAAAGTTTGCACCTGTAAATGCTAGATACCAGTATCGTGGACATTCTCCATGAGAATACGCAATGGTACTAGGTGCAAATGTTTTCTTTGTTTGAAACTTATCTACACGATTAATTGTATAACCAGAGTTAATCTTATCAATCAGTGCTTGCTTGTCAATGAATGATGGTTTTGAATTGTCATTCTCTTCCACCTTCTTGAGCATTACTTGTTGCAATAGGTTTTTAGCCATAATAAACACTAGCGAGTGATATATTTAAGAGCCGAAACGAGGTTGTTGATAGCCTCAGCAGCGGTGTAATAAATATTCTTTTTCGCTCTGTCTCCTTTATCTACGTTGGTTAGCCATGTGGCTTTGAAGGACATCTTCGCTGCAATTGCTTGCAGACGAACAATCTCCACTTGTGCAACATTGAGAGGAATATCTGGTTTTAAAATAACCTTAGCAATAAAGGTTAACGCAGTAGTTAATTCTTCATCATTCATAAAGTCAGCAATCTCTGTTAGACCGTTGACCATTTCAATTGTGTTAGTCTGTTGTTCCATTTTGTTTCCTTAATGTTGTAGTTCTATTATACACTATCAGGTGGTAGTTGGTCAAGTAGCATCTCTAGCAAGGACAACTCAACAACAGCGAGGCGAGTCTTGACTCCTGAATCGCCCAATACGACAATAATGATAGGGTCATTGCCATTACGGATAGCGTCAGTAGTAGCCTTAGCCCATACTTCCTTGTTAATTGTAAAAGACTTTCCAACCTCTTTGAAATCGGCTGTAAAATTTCTCCAGGTAGCGTCACCCTTGTGGGTGTTCCTACCAGAGTTCTTGTGCTGTTTAGCCCCAATACGTTTTGACTCATTGCGTTCACTCATAATCCTTCCTAGATTTCTTCGTATTTAAGTTTACCACACTTAAATGCTTCTCAGGACACATCCAAGTAATTTGCTTATCGGACGCATATAGTCTAACAGTCTTAACTATGACTTTACATGTGTGACATGGAAAACTACCAGGATAAATAGTGTATTTACCCATTGCTAACCTTAGCCTTGATATCATCTTGTAGGTCTAGGTCTTCTCGTACTCTTGCTACGAACTTATCTCTACCCTGCAACTTAGTGCCATCAGGCAGGATGTACCATGCTCCTGTACGCTCCACAATGCCCATCATCTCGGCAGTATCAACCAAATCACCAATGCTGTCAATGCCAACATCACCTCGGAAATAAAAATCGTATTCTCCAGATTGGAAGGCTGGCGATGTCTTGGAGAACTGGACTTCCCAACGAACTTTCCTACCAATCTTTTCCTCAATGAGTTTATCGCCAATTGCAATCTTGCCTTTAATTGCTTGATTGTCTGATTCG